TAATTGGTGGTTCAGAAAAACACGGTTACAAAGTCAGTTATGAGGAAATGATATCAATACTGTTCGAAGCAATTAAGGAACAAGAATCGATATTAGATATTAAGGAAAGTGAATTAACTGAATTAGAGGAAAAGTTTAAACGTAATCAGTAATCATATCATTTAAATACTTTTTAACTAAAGTATGGTCGGCATAATCATAATAACTTCTACTCATTGACGCTCCTTCAATTACTTCCTCAGTAATCATCTCTTTAGTGAGGTCTTCAAAGTCACCATAATAGTCAAATGCATTTCTATAATCATCTAATTGATAGTCATCATTAAAAATTGAACTAAATAAATAAGGTATGAATTTGGTAACTTCAATAATGTAGTTGTAAATTGTTTTTTCTTCACCTTTACTATTTTTTATAGTCTTAGATTCCCAATCACCACTATTATCTATCTCCAATAAACTTCTAACTTCACTCATTATTTCGTTATACTTTTCATCGGTATATGCACTATTATATGAGTTATGGTGAAGTGAATATAAATTACTTGAAACTTCAGAAGCTTCATCTAATAAAACTTTAGTAGATGTTTCATCTTCTTCTAAAATATCCATTACTAACATAGGGTCTTTAACATCAACATAATCGGGGTGACCTTGGTCTTCAGCAATATTTTCTAATAACTCAGTTTCGGGAGAAATCTGAGTTCCATATAATTCTTGAGATATTGATTTGGCAAGTAAGAACTTATTTTTTTCATTTAACTCTTCAATAACATCGGTATACAAATTTTGAGTAACATCTTGAAATGGTTCGAACCAATCATCTTCACCTAAAATATTTTTAACAAGTTCTGATGATGACATTTCACGATTTCCGTCATCTGATTTAAAAAAACTACTTAAGTCGGACCTTTCACTAAGAGTTAGAAAATATTTATCACCTTTTTTAGTTATATCACTATAGGTGGAAACAATGTTATCGATAGTTTTTTTACGGTCATCAATATAACTCTTTCTTAGATAAGTCATTGGAAACATTTCAATAACACTTTCGTATGTGTCGGAGTTTTGAAGTAACCCGAACCTTTCTAGTAAATCAAAAAAACTACCCTTATCTCCATTGAGATAACGGTTTATAAAGTCTTCAACCTCACCTGAACCTCCCGATAGTATACTGATAATTTTTTCTTTCATAACACGTTATTTACATATAAATATAAAAAAAGGTGAGTTTTACCTCACCTATTTACCCCAATCTCTTATTTTGTTTAATTACTTCTTATCGTAATACTTTTCAACCGTCTTTTTGATGGCTTCTTTAACAGTTTGAGTGTTTGTACTTTTAACAGTTTTTGTACTCTGTTTTGCTTGGTTTTTGTTTTTGTTTTTACATCCGCATCCCATAGTTGATATTTTTTTAGTAAAGTTTATAATAATAAATATAAGTAACCATCAATTAGTGTAATAATCGGTTTTTATTTATATTTATGATAAAAGTACAATATTATGAATCTTAGTCAAGTTTTATTAGAAAGTAGGAGAGATGATTTTTTAAGAATGTTTAGAGACAAGTTTTCTGACGAACAACTTAAAAAAGTTTTTACCTTATCTAGACAATTAGCCCCTAATCAAAAATTCCTTACATTTTTAGGTAAAGTTATACCTACAGAAAATTTTGATGAGAATTTAAGTAAGGCCGAAAAAGTGGTTGAGAAATTTATTAAGTACCAACAAGCGTTAGAGACGAAAGATATTAATCAATTTAAAAGTTTAGAGGAAATAATAACTGCGATTAATAATCATGAGAATAAAGTTAGACGTACAGTTAAATCTGTTGATGGTGCGAATATTGTTTATGAGGATGACCGTTTCACTGTTGTGACTCCACAAACACATAAGGCAAGCTGTTATTATGGTGCTGGTACTAAATGGTGTACCGCTTCTATGAATGGTTCTTCACATTTCGATAACTACAATGTAGAGGGTAAGCTTTTCTATATCTTAGATAAAAAAGCAAAAAGTAATGACAAATATTATAAAGTTGCTTTATTACAAAAATATGATGGAGATAAAACATTCTATGACGCGCCTGATAAATCTTTTAAAGATGGGTGGATATTAGGTACTCCAGAATATGATGAAATTCAAAGCGCGATTGATAAATACATTAATACTAACTACCAAAGAGAGATTAATATCTTTAAAGATAAAGAGGCGGCTAAAGTCGAAAGAGAAAGATTAAGAAAAGTTGCCGAAAGACGTAGAGTTGCTCAGTTAAGGGCTGATGCGGAGGAAAGAAAAGAAGAGGACTCATGGAATTTAGAAAACGAACCTGACCAAGAAGGTGAGTATGCTAATGCGGTATTTGAAATTATGGTTGATAATTACAATGTATCTGTTGATGAAGAAGAAGGTGAAAGTATATATGATTTAATCCCGTCACAGTATAGTCATTATGATTTACCAACATTTGAATGGGTAGGTGATGATGATACTGGAATAACCTTTGCTGTTGGTACGTGGGATGAAGTATGGCAAGCGGCTAAAGAATATATGGAAGGACTATGGGATGACCAAGGGGCTGACGGATGGAGTAACTCGTTTATTGAAAGTCATATTGATGAGCAGGAAGTAAGAGAATATTTTTATGATATGTTTCAAGATGATGTAAATAATAATTATGAATCATATTTTGATACAGACGAATTACCACTATCAGACCATCAAGAATCTCAAGTAGCCAAATTAAAAGAAGAGGCAGAAGAGTTAGATGAGATAACTAGAAATGTAGATGACGTATATAATGAAGATGAGGTAGAATTAGCTGAAGATAGATGGAATGAAATAGATGATGAAATAACAGATATTGAATCTGACCCTGAAGGTGAACCAACAGAGGAACAAATTGAAGGTGTGGTAAATAGTAGAGTTGATGATGTCATGTATGATATGGTGGCTAGTATGACCGATTATGGTTTAGATATAAGTGACTATGTTGATAAAGATGCATTATTTGAGGCGGCAATTGATAGCGATGGTGTGGGTAATTCTCTTAGTAGTTACGATGGGGACGATAATGAAGTAATGATAGGTGATACTTGGTATCACGTTTTTAGAACAGAATAATGAAGTTATTAAATTTAATAGAAGGTAGAAGAGAAGATATACTTAATCGTTTTGATGAGAACCCTGAGTTACGCAAAACAATAGAGGAGTTCTTAGACCATGAATTCAATAAGAAAACAAATTATAAATATGTAAATTGGGTACTTAAAAGAAATTTTGATGACTTTGGTAATACAATTATTGATTTAGATAGTGTAATTAATTGGCTTGAAAAATTTGACAGGGTAAGAAAAAACTTACAATACAAAGATATTAATCAATATAAAAACATTCAAGACCTTATAGATACGTTAGAGGTTTATGGTGACACAAAAAGTGAAGAAAAAACTAAAGTAGAAGAGGATACATCAAAGATATATGAGGACTCTGAAGTTTTAATAGTTAAACCACTTAGTCAAAAATCATCATGTTATTATGGTCAGGGTACCAAATGGTGTACGTCAGCTACAATTGGTGGTAACGCATTTAAAGCCTATAATGATAGAGGTCCTTTGTATTATTTTATATTTAAAAATTTAAACAAAGATAATGATTATTATAAAATCGCTATTCATTATAATGTAATGGAGGGTAAGTACTCACTTTTTGATGCTAAAGATAATTTTAATTCTAATCTGTTAGGTTTTTTAAAAACAAATTCAGCTTTTAATTCGATTGAAAAAGATATTGAAGAAAATCATAAAGTTGACAAATCTAAAACTTTAGAGATTATGTTAATTAAACTTATTAGAAAAAATAGTTTTAATTTTAGTAAAATTAGAAATTATGTCCTATACGATAAGTTAGTTAATATAGTTGGGGATGATAATACCGCACCACTTGTAGTTGCTGAATATGGTGAAAAAGATATTATGATTAAAGTGGGTGATAACGATGATGAAATAGTATTTAGGGAGTTACTAAACCCCAGGACAAAAAAGAGTACTTCAAAATATGTTTATGATACAAGACCTCTATATGAAATGGTAGAATATCTTGAGTCTAAATCGGACCCATATGATTTAGCACATTTATTAAGTCAAAATACTATACATACTAATTATAAAGTTATTAGAGATATATTTAATTTCTTTATTGAAGAATTACATGAAGAGTTAAGTGTGGGTAATCAAGAAGGTTTTAAGTTTTGGCAACCTATAAACTCACAGTCAAATTATCGATTTGAAAGTAGAAATCCTGACAATGCTTACATTAAATTTTTAAATTATATAATTGAGCAAACAAATGAAGGTGAACCAGCCAGTAAGAGAGATTTTTTAATTAATGTCTTAGAAAAAGACCCTGAAGAGGTAGTATTTTCAGGATATCTCTCAACAATGTTCAGTTCAATGAAAGATGCTGGACTCGTTAGTCTTTACAGAGCCAACACTTCGCCTTATTTTAGGTACAAGCTTGGCCCCAACCACAATGTTTGGGAAAAAGGAAGACTAAAGAGAATATGTGATTAGATACAAATTGGATTTTACAAGAACCTATAGATTTAGAGCATAAACAATATGTTCTATTAGATTATATTAACAAAGTTGATAAAGACTTTGATAACTTTAAATTATACCCTTCTTTTCAAGAGTTATCATTACACTTAGCTAGTGTTGGTTCTATTAGAGATAAGTCAAAATACATAACGCTTAACAGAGAACCTATAGATATTGATGACGAAATTCTATTGGACGATTTAGTGTATCATAATTTAAATCACAGTAAAGATACTAAAGAAGAAATATTAAAGATTATAAAGTTTTCTCAAAGTAAGTTAACGGATTTATTTTTAATTGGTAAGTCTATATGGTCATTACTATACGATGATGTTTCTATACGAATAGTTTTTAATGACATTAAAAAAACAAAAAGTAAGTCCGGTGTTGGGTTCTTTTATATAGTATATGACGAGGTGTTACACATTTATCAATATCGAATTAATACCATAACTACAGAAACAAATGAAAACAAATGTTCAACGGATTTAATTTACAAAGGGGATGTGGTGGATGTAACAGATAAAAAAACTTTAATTAATCTAATTAGAGATAATGCTAAAAGTTTTAATCCACAAAAAATAAATAAGTTTTTGGATGGTATTGAATATTCGTACCCTATATTTAGGGTTAAGTATGAACAAAAATTTCCATTAGAAGGTTCTATATTATCCATTGCAAAGAGAAAAATTATGAACTATATTTTTCAAACAATTAAGATTCAAGAATTAAAGTCTTAAAATGAGTGACATTAAACTTAAGAAACCTGACCACATAGTATGGGATGAGGAAAATCAAAAATACAATGCAAATATTTTACCATACGGTAGTAGCGTATCTGCACCTGTCATTAAAATCGAGGATATATCATCCTATAAACAAAGAAATGTACAAAAGATACAGAAAAAATTTAATAAAAAATACCAAGAATTGGTGGATGAATATAATAATTTAGTTGATGAAGTTAAATTAAATCAAATAGTATATGAGTCCAAATTTTCTTTTGAGCCGATAATAGGACATACTTATCATCTTTATTATGGAAATAATGGAAAATATTTCTTATCATTGATAGAACCTGAAATGTGGAATCAAGAATTTGTTTTAAGTGTGGAACTAAATTCTGAACATAAATGGGTCTTAATAAAAAAACCTCAAAACTAATGAAACTTCAAAACCCAATAGACGTTAATGTTACAGATAAAACCATATCAGTTCTTTTAGCGGGTGGTTTGGGTAATATGATGTTTCAGACAGCAACATTAATGGTCTATGCCAAAGAAATGGGTTACGACCCAATCGTTGGTTATTGGACGACACATCAATCGGAGAGTTCTAAATTTAATAAACATCTTAATCGAAATGGTAGAAATATACATTTTGACCCATGGGGTGGACATATATTAAAAAACCCACATATATCATTTGGAGACGTTTACCCTAAGTTACCATGGTTTGATAGTAGACCTAACGCCTTTGAGTGGTGGTTTGACCAAAGTTTAGGTTGGGATATTGACACAGGAGAAGGTGGTGTGTACTATGATTTAAAACAAAAAGTAAAACCCCCATATCTTTTCCAAGGTTATTTCTTTAATAAATTATATTGGCATCATGAAAGGGATTACATATTAGAATTATTTAAACCTGATGAAAATATATCTAAATATATTGAATATAATTATGGGAGTTTATTTAAAAATAGTATTTCATTACATCTAAGGATGGGTGGAGGTAGACAAGATAATTTTTTTGATATAAAATTAATACCTGAAGAATGGGTTATTAAAGTTTTAAATAATGAGAGTGACGGTCATAAAGTATTGGTTTTTTCAGATAATTTAGAGTCAGCCAAAAATTTTGTAAACAAATTAGGTTTTCCTAAAGAAAAGTTTGTTTATATTGACGAAGACCCGTATATTGCGGTTCATATGATGAGTATGTGTGATAAACATATATTATCAAATTCAACGTTATCATTTTGGGGTGCGTATCTTGATAAGAAACAAGAAAATGAGTATACTTTTATACACGAGACTTTTTTCGAAAGACATCCTTACAGTATGATACCTTACGATAAATGGAAAATAAATTATTAAATATAAAAATCATGAACGGAGTATCAAAAACCACTATGGATAAAATTGAAGGTAAACTTAGAATACCGATACACATTAAATATATCGCGGATTTTATAGTAAAAGATTCTATTGAGCAAACTAAAAAAATATTAGATAAATTAATTGATGATAATATTGTTGTTGAAATGGAAAATAATAAAGGTTTTTATATGTTATCATCAAACAAAAAATAAATGAGTAAAAAAGAACTAGTAACACACCCTGAACATTATGGGGGTGAAGATAACCCTTATGAGGTTGTTAAGATAGCTGAAGCGACAGGGATAGATAAAGATGCGTATCTATTCAATGTGTTAAAATATATAATTAGAAGTGGTAAGAAAGATGATAACCCACCGGTACAAGACTTGAAAAAGGCTTTATGGTATTTAGATAGGAGAATAAAAACAATCGAACAAAATGGAGAAAAATAAAATTTATTGCGGTGATGGCCGTAAACTTATGTCGGATATGTCCGAAAAAACAGTAGACTTAGTTGTTACTAGTCCACCTTATGGTGTTGGTATTGATTATGATAGTTGGGATGATGATAAAGAAATAGCCGAGTACTGGAAATTTACTAGAGAGTGGTTAAGAGAGACTTATCGAGTACTTAAAGACGATGGTCGTATAGCACTAAACATTCCTTACGAGATTAACAGACAAAAAAAAGGTGGTAGAATATATTTTTCTGCTGAATTTTGGATGATAATGAAAGAGATTGGGTTTGGTTTCTTTGGTATTGTGGATTTAGAAGAAGATTCTCCACACCGCTCAAAGACAACTGCTTGGGGTAGTTGGATGAGTCCATCTTCACCATATATCTATAATCCTAAGGAGTGTGTGATTCTCGCCTATAAGAAAAAACATAAGAAAGATATTAAAGGGACACCTCAATGGAAAGGTGAGTTTCAAATGGTTCCTAATGAAAAAATTGAAGGTGAGTTTAGAAAGAAGTTAGTCTATGAGGATAAAGATAAAAAAGATTTTATGTCTTTAGTCTTTGGTCAGTGGAATTATTTTGCGGACACAAGACAAAAAACGAAGGCAACATTTTCATTAGATATACCGTACAGAGCAATTAAAATTCTTTCATATAAAGAAGATGTGATTATGGACCCATTCAACGGAAGTGGAACAACTTGTTTAGCTGCTGAAATGTTAGGTAGACCTTGGATTGGTATGGACATCAGTAAAAATTACTGTGAAGTGGCTCGAGAAAGGATAAAGGCGTACCAAACTGAACAAAAACAGTTGAAGTTAGTTTTAGATGGACATACGAGAAATTAACGTTAAGAGTGAGAACTCAATTACTATTGTAACAACTGACGGACACGTAAAAACATTTAAAAAAGAAAAATTAAATGGACCTAAAAAAGTGTGGTTTGATAATATCATAGCGTGTTCAATATCATTAATGACTGAAACCCCTACAAAGTGAGGGGTTTTTTGTTATTATAGATATTTATTAATAAAAGTTTTTATGTCAAAGTTATTTATAAATGAGTCGGAAGTATCTCAAATACATAAAATGTATTTAATTGAAGGTGAGTCCGATAAACAAGACGGTACTAATATGAGAGCTAGCCAAGGGTTTTGGGACCTTATTAAATTTGAAGAAGGTGACCCTAAAAAACCAATTGGTAATATAAAAGAACCTGTACTAAAGGCCTATAAAGACACTAGTGATGTGTGGACAATAGGTTATGGGCACACAGGAGGAGACGTAAAGTCGGGGTTAGTAATAACTAAAAAAGAGTCCTTAGAGTTACTTTATAAAGACGCTTCGGAGGCTGCCGACTGTGTTAGAAGATTTTTAGGGGAATGGAAAGATAAAGGATTAAAAACGTATATGTTAACTCAAGGACAATTTGATTCGTTAATATCATTAGTTTTTAATACTGGATGTGAATCAGTTAGAATGTCAAGATTTATACAATATGTTAAGTCAGGTCAATATATAAAAGCGGCAGAAAGTATTCTATTATATAAGTCCTCGAATGAAGGTCTTAAAAATAGAAGAACAAAAGAAAAAAATATGTTTATATCATGAAAAAATTATTAAAAGAATCAGGATTAAGAAATATCAACGATTTATCTAAGAGATACGAGAAAGCTAAAATATATTTTCATCAAGATTTAGACGGTGTTACTACCGCTTTAGCTATGAAAAATTATTTAGAGAATAATGGAATCAAAGTTGTTGATTCTGAAATAATACAATATGGTGATAAGGAGTTCGCGGTAAAGAAACAAGACGCTAAAGGAGATACTATGCCGGTCTTAGTTGACTTCGCTCACGGAAAACCAATGTTTGTTGTACACACTGACCACCATGATAGTCAAACAGGTGTGGAAGGAGACACATCAACATCGTTCAGGTCATCACGGTCTAATGTTGAAACGTTATCACAAATAATGTCACCAAGCGATATCTTTACTGCCGATGATATTAGATTAATATCTACAGTTGATTCTGCGGATTTCGCTAAGTATGGGTTAGAACCACAAGACATAATGAATTTTGTATTTAAATTACAAAAGGATAAGTCATTACAGAAAAATAAAATGGCTTTAGGTTTAGCAACTAACAAACTTATGTTAGCATATAAAAATAAACCAGGGTTTATGGAGGATTTAGTAATGTCTTCACAACCGTCACTTTTAAATATATTTCAAAATATTAATAGATTGGCGGCAGAAAAAGGATATGCGTTACCTGAAGAGATGGCGTTAAATCAAAAAGATTACGTACAGAAACAAAAAGATAGTGATAAAGTTTATGTTGATGATGGTATTATAGTACAATACGGAGGTGGTTCAATGTTTAAACCGGGTTCTTATGACCGTTATACTCCATTCAAAAATAATCCTGAAGCTGACTTTATAGTAATTGCGTGGCCAATGGGGTTAGTACAAGCATCATGTAATCCATTTAAAGGTGAAAGAGAATTAAAAGGGGTTAACTTAGGTGATATCGCTCAAGAAGTGTTAAGTAAATGGGAGACTCAATTAAGGGAAAAGATTATACCTCTATCAAC